CTGTCCGACGAGATTCGCGCCGAGCTGCTCGGCGAGGTCGTCGACGAGACGGCGGGCATCCAGTTCGAGACGACCGAGGCCAAGCCGCCCATCTTCGCGATGGTCTTCGAGACCCAGGGCGACGCCAACCCGATTGGCTTCACGTTCTACAGCTGCAAGGCGTCCCGCCCCGAGCTGAACGCGAACACCCAGAACGACTCGCCCGACGTGGACACCACCACGCTGTCCGTCCGCATGACGGCCATGACGCTGCCGTACAAGGGCGAGCGCCAGGGCATCGTGCAGTCCCACATCGAGAAGACGGCCGAGAACGCGGCCAAGTACGCGGCGTTCTTCGAGAGCGTCGTCGTCCCGACCGCCACGGTCGAGCCGTAAGAGAAGCACTAGGAGGTAGCTGAATGTTCAAGGTCAACATCGACGGCGTCGAGACGGTAGCTGAGGTCTCGTTCTACACCGCGCAGCTCTACGAGGCGGAGTTCGGCTCCGACCTCATCCAGGACCTGTTCGGCAAGCAGGACGACGGGTCGGGAATCGTCGAGATGTCCGGCAAGGGCGACAAGGCCCGCGTGGTGAGCATCGACTTCACCAAGATCGGCTGGACCGGCGTCACCAAGGCCCTCTGGGCCGCGTGCAAGACGGCGGACGAGTCGGTCGGGTCCTACCCGTCGTGGATGAAGGAAATCCGCGGCGTCAACATGTGGGACGTGCGCAGCCAGCTCATCAACGAGGTCACGGACTGCTTCTTTCGTGCCTCGGCTGCCGGAGAGGACCTATAAGGGCGACAAGAAGCAGAGGTCCACGGACAGGAAATACACGGCGATGGCCCTCGCCGCGCTGTCCGTGGGCCTCACATGGCGCGATCTGCGCCACATGAAGTACACGCACGTCGTGCAGGTCATATACGCCTACGACGACATGAGAGGGGACGGTGACTACGACGAGGTCCGCGAGGCCACGTCGTCGGACATCCGGGCCCTCATGAGCTTGTAAGGAGATCGAGATGGGCGACGCGTTCAAGGGCCTCACTATACGCATAGGCGCGGACGTCCGCCCGCTCAACTCCGCGCTCAACTCCATAAAGTCCGCCGCTGGGCAGGCGCAGGCCCCGCTCAACAGGCTTTCCCGCGCCCTCAAGGACGGTGCGATTGACGCACAGGCCATGAGCGCGAGGGTGGGCCTGTTGGAGGACAAGATCTCCCTTTCCGCCAGGGCGACCCACCAGGTCACGGCCGCCTGGAACCAGGCGAGCGACCGCATGAAGCAGGCGGTGGCCCAGGGAAAGGGGATGTACTCCAACACGCAGCGCATCCGCATGGAGATGCGCGACACCAACCAGCAGATACAGCGCATGCACGACGCCCTCGCTAAGGTGAGGGCGGATGCCAAGGCGACCAAGCTCAACGAGGACCTCAGCGCCCAGATCAAGAAGCTCGAGGCCGACATGGCCGCGCTGCCGAACAAGTCGGGCAAGGCGTACGTAGAGCTCAACCGCAAGCTCACCGAGGCCAAGAAGAAGCTCGAGGCGCTCGGCACGGTGGCTGGACAGAAGAACATCTTCGCCCAGGCCCTCAAGGAGGTCAAGCAGCTATCCCACGCGCTCAACGGCGCGGGCGAGGACGCCCAGAAGGCCCAGACCGAACTCATGGAGCTGGCCAAGAAGATAGACGCTGCGAACAAGCCGCTCGACATCTTCGACGGCGACGACGAAACCCGCGCGAACCAAATCTTGAGCTACCTGCGCGAGATGAAGCAGCTCCACAACCAACTCGACGCGGAGCAGACGTTCGCGAACCAGGCCCAGGAGCTCTCGGAGGCCAAGGTCCACATGGCGGCCTACAGGGCCGAGATGCGCCAGGCGATTTTGGACCAGACCCGCTTCGAGGCCGAGCTAATCCGCACGGCCATGACCCCGGGCCTCGAGAGGGCCGCCATGGACGTCAAGGCCATGGACGCCGCCGTCGACGCGGCAACGCAGTCGGTCCAGAAGATGAACGCGGCCGCCAACGAGCTGCCGACCAGCATGAAGGTTGCAACCGCGAACGCGCGCGCCCTGGCGACCGAGCAGGAGACCGTCAGGCAGAAGCTCGCCGCCGTCGAGCAGAAGATGCACGAGCTCAGGAACGCCGCCGGGTTCGACGCCGTCGCAGCCGCATCCAGGAACGTGTACGTCGCGGCCGAGAGGACCGCGGCAAAGTACAGCGAGGTCAAGGAGAAGGTCCGCCTCACCAGGGCCGCCATCGAGCAGCTCGAGGAGGAAATCCGCCAGGCCCATGCCGCATCGGAAGCGGGGACTAACGGAGCCAAGGCCGACCTCGACAGGCTCGAGGCCGAGGTCAAGAAGCTGACGGGCGACCTGGAGGTCCTCGAGGCGAGGGAGCGGATCGCCAAGAAGGCGTTCACCGGCGCCACCATCGCCAAGGAGCTGCGCGAGGCCGACGAGGAGGCCGTGCAGCTCGCCGCCCACCTCGACAGGATCCAGAACACGAGCCTCCTCAGGGGCGCGTTCGCGGGCATGGCCAGCGACATGAGGACGCTCGGCTACGGCCTCTACTCGACCGTCACACCCGCGATTCTCATGGCTGGCAGGTACGCAATCCAATCTGCCGAGGACGTCGACTCGGCGTACCGAGACATGCGCAAGACCGTCAACGGCACCGAGGAGCAGTTCGAGCACCTCAGGAGCGCGGCGCTCGAGTTCGGCCGCACGCACGTCACGAGCGCCGACCAGATTCTCGAGATCGAGTCCATCGGCGGCCAGCTCGGCATCGCGGCCGACGACCTCGAGGCATTTGCGACCACTGTTTCGAACCTCGACATCGCAACGAACATGGACACCGAGGACATCGCCCTCGACCTCGCGAAGCTGTCCAACATCATGCACTTCTCGAGCGAGCAGTACGACTCGTTCGCCGACGCCCTCGTTCGCCTGGGCAACAACGAGCCCGCGCTCGAGTCCGACATCATGAAGATTTCCACGCGCTTCGCCGGCATGGCGGCCAACGTCGGCATGTCGACCGAGGACATGCTCGCGTTCGCCACCGCCGCAACCGCAACGGGCCAGAAGGCCGAGGCCGCTGGCTCGTCGTTCCAGCGCACCCTTGGCCGCATCGAGACCGCCGTCGCGGGCGGCGGACAGGCTCTCGAGCAGTACGCCGAGATCAGCGGCATGTCCGCCGAGGAGTTCAAGGCCACCTGGGAGGACACGGGCAACCACGGCCCCGCCAAGGCCATCCAGGCGTTCATCGAGGGCCTGCACGAGGTCCACGAGAGCGGCGGCAGCGTCACCGCGACCCTCAGGGAGCTGGGCATCACGGGCGTCCGCGACACCCAGCAGCTCGAGGGCCTGTCAAACATCACCGACATCCTGTCTGAATCGCTCGGGATGGCGAGCGACGCATGGCGCGGCATGTGGACCGAGATGGAAGACGGCACCATCGAGTACGCGGGAGACGCCGCACGAGAGGCTGGCAGGAAGGCCGAGGGCTTCTCCGGCCAGCTCCAGCTCCTGCGCAACTCCGCCCAGGAGCTCGGCGTAACGATGCTCGACAGTGCGGTGCCCATGCTCCAGCAGTTCACGTCCATGTTCCAGAACCTCACCGGCAGCGTGTCAGCCGCACCCGACTGGATGAAGGACATCGGCGTCAAGGCGGCCATAGGCGTCGCCGCCCTGGGCCCCCTGCTCATCGCTTTCGGCGCAATCGGAGACGCGGTCTCGAAGGGTTCCGCCGCGTTGAGCAAGTTCTTCGGTTCCATCACGCAGGCAAGGGCCGCGGCCCAGCTGGCCAGGGAGAACTACGCCAGGCTCGGCGCAGAGATCAGCAAGAACGAGTTCCAGCTCCGCAACCTCGTCGCGTTCCAGGAGCGCCATGTCGCCGCGACCGGCAAGGAGAACGCCGCCATCAACGAGAGCATCGCGGCTACCAGGGCGAAGACCGCCGCGCTCAGGCAGGAGCAGGCGACCTACAAGGGCTCGCAGTCGGTGCTGTCGTCCTTCAAGGGGGCGCTGAAGGGCATCGGCGGATTCGCCGCCATCACCGTCTTGTTCGAGGCGGTCAGCCTCGTCGCCGACGCCATAAGCACTGCCACCGAGAACGCCAACAACTTCAAGGCCGCCACCCAGGGCCTGGCGGATGCGAACCTGGTCCCGTCGGTCGACGCCGTCTCGGACAGCATCGGCAGGATAGCCGACCAGGCGACCAGCTCCGCCATGTCGATCTCCGAGCTCACCGCGGCCGGCGCGGAGATGGTCCAGACGATGACCGACCGCACCACCAAGGCGCAGAACCAGATAGCCCGCCTCAACGAGGCGAAGGAGATAATCGCCGAATACGGGTCCCAGTCGTCGCATACCGCGGCCGAGATGGGCGAGTTCAGCATGGCCGTGTCCACCGTCAACGAGCTCTGCCATGCGCAGATCGGAATCGCCGACCTCGCGACGGGCGCGCTCACCAAGCAGGGCAACGCGGTCAAGGACGTCGCCTCGGAAATCGGCGGTCTCGTCGACGCCCAGATACAGCAGCTTCAGACGTCCACGCTCGAGGCGAACCTCAGCGAGCTCAACACGCAGGTCGACAACGCCTTCGACACCGTCGCCAAGCTGCAGACGATGCAGATGGACACGAGCAACCTGTTCACCGGCTCCGCGGTGCCAGACGCGATGGCCGTGCAGGCCGCGCAGAACGCCAAGGACCTCGCC